GTATTTTCTAAACTTAGGAGCAAATTCAACTAATTCATCACCAAATTTAGAGAATGAATTACCACCTGTGAACCAAGCCGTTAATCCATCTAATACATTTGAAGCAGTAAGCATTAAGATTGCAGACGCAAGATTTTTGATAGACGCAGTTGTGCCTTCATTTACCATGGTTATATTTTCAAAGAATGGTTTAGCATTAATCATGAATTGAGATAAACTAGTACCTACTTCTGGTAGTCTGCTAGTTGATACCGTAAGGAATCCAGAAACTATACTTCCTGCAAATCCTCCAAGTATATCTCCTAATTGCATTAACGCCTTTCCACCTTCACCTATTATCCAATTAAATCCTTCTATTTGACTTAATCCACCTAGTGCTAATAAGATTAATTCAAGACCGCCCACTATAGATGTAAAACCTAACATTCCAGATAAGATAGTTGCTGGTGTAGCAAATCCTAATAGCAATATTCCAGCAGAGAATATTCCTATTTCTGTACCAACTTCGGCTAATCCTTGGAATGCTCTTTTAATACTATCAATACCAACACCTAAAGCAGTTTCAAATCCAGGGATAGATAATAAGCCACCTATAGCAGTTATTAATCCAGTTGTTCCACCAATTATAATAGCCAAGTCCGCAAATCCTTTTGCAACTTGTGCAACCCCAATAGAGCCTAAGATAGCGGTTAAAGCACTTACACCCGCTAAAGGTAATGCTATACTGCCAATTCCTTTAAATACTGTCTTTAGTAAATCTACACCTCTTGTTGCTATATCTTCTACTCCAGGTATTTGATTTATTAAACCAATAGCAATTATTAATGCGGTTACACCACCAGTTACTATTGCGAGTTCTCCTACACCCTTTAATACAGTTTTCATGTCAGGCAATTTGAATGATGAAGTAACTGTTTCACCACCAGTTTTTGAGCCTGTTATTTTACCAAGTAATCCTAGAACACTACTACCAGAAGACTTAAGTCCTACAAGTGATTTAAAGATACTAAATATTTTTCTTACACCAAGATATATTGTTCCACCAATACCTAAACCTGCTAACATTGTTCCATAAGTCAAATGGTCAAATTTAAAACTTACTTCCTGTGTTTCATCGTCTATCTGTTTAGTAAATCCTAGCCATTCCATAACGCTATCTCTAATTCTTGTGGCTTTCATTTGAACATCGTCCATCAAATTATCATAACCTCTAATGGCGTTAAGTAATGTTTTATCAATACCACTACCAATTCCACCACTACCCGAACCACTTCCACTACTACTTGGGGTTGTCAAATTATTAATTTGGTCAAAACCAAGTATTTGTCTTTTTAATTCCTTAGTAGCCTTGGTAGCGTTCCCAGCACCATCGGCTATTCCATTATATATATCTTCGGTACTTGCTAAACCAGTATTATAGTCTCTCGGTTTGATACCAAATAGTCCTGCTATCGCTTTGGCAATTTCTTTAATAACCATTAATATAGCATTTGCATAAGGTAGTATATTAGCATACATACCCATAAATAAATTACCTAAAGCCGTCTTAGTTTCAACTAATTGTTGCTTAAATATTTTTAATTGGTTTGCAGGTGATTCAATAGTATCGGCAAAATCTCCCATAGCAGAACGAGCCTGTTGCATAGCAGAAATATACCTTAATATTTGTTTTTCTCCCTGAGATAACTCGTTTACTGATTTCGTTATACCTAATTCAGCCATTAATGGTTTAAAACTAGTTTGAGTAACATCTATACCATAAGCACGTAATGGTTTTGTTTGTCCAGCATATACACCACCACGTAATGCCTCTGCGGTAGTTTTTTCACTTGTATTATATAGTGATGCCAAATCATACGTTAATTTGGTCATATTTTCAGACATTATAGACGCATATTTATCCTCGATACCCGAATTAGTAGCCATAGCCTGAAATAAACCTTGATAACGTAACGTTTCGGTCATATTAGTGCCAAATGCTTCATTTAATCTATTTTGGAATCTTGTTGCTTCTCTACCTAAGTCGGAAAATGTTTTTTCACCGTTTTTTTCAATGTTTTTAAATATAACATTGAAAAGGTTCATTTCCTCTGCTCTGTTGGTAGCGTCCCCTAAGAAATCCATTATTTTTAATCCTAAACGTTTAACCGCAACGAATGAGAACGCACCTTTTATAGTGGTTCCTAATTTTTCAACTTTTTTGCTTGCTTGGTCGGTAGAATTTTCAAAGTCTTTAACATAGGCTTTAGCAGTACCCGCTTTTTTCTCAATATGCCCTAGTTCTAAATAAACATTTGAAAGTATATTTTCTATACCCGTTAAACTCTTAAGTAAATCATTTAAAACCCCAATAGATTTTTCGCCAGTGGATTTTACTTCCATTTCCAATGTTTGCTTATTTGTATCAGCCATTTTTTACCACCTCGCTCCCCTTTGTTGAAGTGCTTTCTGTATTGCCCTTTATTTTTTGCATTTCTGATATTCTGTTTCTAATTCTCATTTCTAATTCTTTCTGTTTACGTTGTACTTCTCTTTGCTCGTCTTCCTTAGTCAAAGCGTAAGGTTTAGTTGAATAAGAGGCACGTTTACCTTTATTGAAAGAATTATTTAATGCTACAGATACGGCTTCATGAACATAAGCACCTTGTAACCATGCTTGAAAATTCATGTTTTCCTGTTCGGATTTCATTTTCGTATAATAAGAAAAACGGTATGCCCAGAATAGGTCTGGGTTACCTTCCCAAAACTCATTTGCAGACATACCGTAAGTAATCGCCAAAGGCAACAAATCATAGAACCAATCAGTTAAATTTTTGTATTTTTGGCTTTCGTTTATTGTTCCATTATCTCCAATTCCTCCTCCGTCTTCTCGGAGTCTGTATCTGTTAGGGCATTGATAAAAGAATTGTATTCATCATAAGCAAATTTAACTACTTTGTTTACCATTCTTTCGCCTTTTGCTTGGGCATAAGTATCCATTAGTTTAATTGCTAATGTAGGATTTACGTCCTGATGATTTTTTAGAAATAATGAAGTCCATAAATACTCCCTAAACGTAATTGGTTTTTTTAAAAAATCCTCTAGGCTAAACCCTACTGCTTCTAACCATTTAATTGAAGTTCTATCTAGTTCAAGAACATAATCCTTATTATTAATATTTAATTTTAATTTTCGCATCGTTTATTTCCCTCTCTTTCATTTACTAAGCACTTTCACTAATTTTTGCAGTAACTTGTGCAGAAGTTAAATATGTACCTGCAACACTAGGTGTAGTATGTAAAGTACATTCCATAGCACCACCAACTGATTCTTCATTAATCCAAGTTTGACATACACCTTGGTATTCAAATCCTGCTCCATCTGGGAACTTGATAAGAATATCTTTCTTAGTGTTATCACATACTGCTTGAACTGCTTGAAGAGCAACTTGAGAATAGTTGTAAGTAAAGTCCATATCTCCTGTATCAGGTCTATCTGGTACATATACTTTTGTTGGGTCACTTGAAGTAGTAATTTCTACATTACCTCCTGCTTGTCCTGTTGCTGGCATACCCTTTACTGCTACTAATTTAGCATAAGGATATTTTTCATCGCTTGTTCCTTTTACACGTAATTCAATACCTAAATCAATCATTATTAATTCACCTCTCTAATTTTTCCCTTTATCGAAGTGCTTTTTTTGATTTATCTCAAAGATGGATATATCACTAAATTGTCATTACCATACTTAGTATCCAATACTCCATTTAACCTGATTAATGTTCGATGAACATTTGTATCCATGTTTGGAGCGTCATGCGTAACTCTAACAATAAAGTGATAATTGGATTTAATATAATTAACTATCATTTTACATATATTGTCGCAAATCATTTTTTTAGATACTTTTTTATAAATGACATTAGTTTCACCGTTTTCTTCAACAATTTCTTCTATTGTTTTATCAATAGCATATATATCTATCTCTATACCAAAAGAGTAAGTTTCTTCACCATAGTTTAAATTATTGTATCTATTAGTTACTGGAAGTAGTCTAACAGGTATTATTGGAAATATTTTACTATCCTGTGGATTAACTTTAGTTACTTTAGCAGAATATACATTATGTTCTTCAATATATTCCTTTAAATTAGGATAAAATATGTTATCAAACACATCTTCTACTACCATAATTAATCCTCCTTCTTTTCATAAAGATTTCCAATGGTCTTTCGTAATTCAACTTCAACAAAATCACCTATTGTATTACTGATATGTTCAAAAGCATTATAGAACATTGACCTACTTGGTAAACCCTTGGTCCATGCTCTCAGTTGTCCGTTTTTGTCGGTTATCTTGTATGGATTGGGGTCATCAGGTGTAGTTGGATACCACCAACCTTTTTCACCATGACCATTAACGTCATATTCCCAACTTTCAAATGCTGGATGTGGTTTTTTAGAACCTACAATTCCAGTTCCCATCTCGTTAAAAATAATAACTTCATTATTGGTCCATATTTTGCCAGTATTACTGCTTTCGTCATATTCCCAATGTATTTCGTTAGTATGATTATAAATGCCATTATCATAGCAATTTTTCAACACTTCGTTATACATCGCTTCGGTAACAGTTTTAATTGAATTGGTTACGCTTTTTTCAAAGTTATCTTTATACTCTTGTATTAACCTTTTTGCTTTCTCTAAGCTCTTCACCGATAACTCCGCCGTTATCTTTGTTTTCATTTTTTATATCCTCTACTAAGACATAACCTGCTTTTAAAAAGTTTTCTTTATCTTCTTCTGTAAAAACAACTACGCCATTACTAAACTTATACATAAAACACCTACTCTCCAACTATCTTTTGCATATAGATTATTATTACTGAATTTCCAACTCTAGGAGGTAATAATACATAATTGGCTTTATCACCATTATTGTTTTCACCTTCGGGAGTTGCTTCATACAAATACGCTACATCAAATTCTTTAAATACACCATTATATGAAATGGGTATTACCATTCGTTGAGTTATGCTCGCTTTTTCACCAAATTCCACCATATCAGCGTTAGATTTAACTCCTCTATAATTAAAGGAATATTCTATAGGGGTATCGTAAGTGCTTACTTCATTACCCTCTTCATCTAAGCCCGTACCGATTTTACTGGCTATAAACAATTTTTTTGCCCATGTATCAGGGTTTGCCTTTACTGGTATCATTTTGGAACACCAGCCTTAGGAATTAACTCATCTAACAAGCCTTTAGAAATTAGTCCACTTAAATAACTCACAGATATACCATTTTCACTATAAGATTGAACATTAGCACTATCTTTCTTGTTATAAAGTTCAATAGCACATCTTACTAACCACATATTCATTCGCCATGTATTAGGAAGTTCGTCTATTTCTTTATTAAATGGATAAAGCGTTTCCAAAGCAATACTTTTAGCATCGTCTAACTTAGCCTCGAATAAATCATCTAGTGATTCATCATCAGAAGAACCTAAAATAGATATTCTCATCTTTACTATTTTTTCAGTATCACTCATATTTACACTTCCTTATCTCCATTATTTTTACTAGTTTTTTTTTACTTAATTCCCTAGCCCGTTGGCAATCCAAATAACGAATTGTTCCTGCC